TTTATTAATAGTTATTTCTACGGTTCTAATTCCTTCACCTTCTTCTGTTTCGATAGTATATATCTCTTTACTTGTTGGAATTTGAGAGTCTTTTATTACTGCTTCTTCTTCCGTTTCGATAGAAGGCTCCCGTACTTCTTCTTCCACTTCTTGTACACTTTCGGCTGGTTCAGCATCAAGTATATCTCCTGTTTCTTGCTCTTGAATGGCATCTTGTTGTAGGTTTTTAATTTGGTTATCTATTTCTATTACTCTATTCTTTGCAGATTGAGTTGTATTGTTCTCTAAACTTTTTCTTTCTTTTTCTAACTCAACTAACTTAGTCCTTGTTTCAGGATTAGCAATATTGGCAGGTATTTGAGTTTCTAAAGAAATGTCATCTAATTTATCTTGTAGTAATGTAGATGTTTCAGGATCGTTTTTAATATTTATTTTTGCTACAGTTTGTTTAATATTTTCTTTGTTTAAAGAATTAATTAAATCTATAACATTTTCTTTAGAAGCTCTTCCTCCATTTATTGTATATGTAGGTTGTTGTTTTTGAGCTTTAGACAATACATCTGAAACATTTATTAAACCTTTAGATTCAGCAATAGTTTCAAGGCCTATTTCTGTAGCACTTAACTCTTGTCCAGAAGCTAATCTTCCTCCTGTTTCTCCAAGACCTCCCCCCGCCATTTCAAGTGGAGTAACTCTCATAGCTATTTTAGGGGCGTCTAATCCTTTTTTAGCTAAATTAGTTGCTATACCTCTAGATAATCCTGCGGTAGCAGCTTCGACTGCTCCAATAGTAACACCTCTACGAACTGCATTTTGTTTCATTTTATTAAACAGTTCTTTATCTTCTAATATATCTCTAATGTTTTCTTCATTAAATTCTTTATCTCCTAACTCTTCTTTTAAGAATTCAGTTAAAACCAGTCCAGTTTCCATTGTTCCTGTTAACCCTCCAATAAATCCAGATATAGTACCCGCAATCGCTCCGCCTGCAGTTGTTAATAGACCTAAAGGACCAAGGCTAAAACCAGTAGAGCCAATAGCGGCTCCAGATAAGGCTCCAGCACCAGCTGACAAAAGAGCTGTTCCAGCAACTTCTTCTGAATCAAAAAAAGACTTGCCCATTGTTGTCATAGACTGAGCAATAACTTGAGGAATAACAGCACTACCAGTTTGAGATATTCCCTTTACAAAACCCCAAACACCTCCACCTGCTTCATCACTTATTTCTGTAAATTCTTGCATATCCGTGCTAGGGGGATACTTGAGATTTTATCAGAAGCTTCAATATATTCTTGTAAGTCTTCACTAGATATGTCTTTACCTTCTTTGTAAACGTCAAACGCCTCATTAACGCTAGAGCCTGCATACCAGCCTCCAACGGCTGAATTTTTAATTTCTTCTAAATAATTGTAATCATCAGCTCCAGTGGATATTTTTTCCTCTGGAGTCATTTCTCGAAATGCTTCAGGGTCGAATGATTCAACTACCTCTTCTGAGGAGTCCAATGAAGTAGCTGGAGTTTCTACCTCTGTAATAGATTCCGTAACTTCCTCCTGAACAGGAAAATCTAAATCTTTTTTTTTTACAACCTCTTCTTCTTCTAAAGTAAAAGTACCATTACTTACTAGTTCATCAAATCGAGAACCATACTTTTCTCTAAGAATAGATTCTTCTACAATTGTGCCGTTAGGTGTTTTATAACTTGCCATATTTTATTGTATTGGAACTCCAAATTCATCAAATTCTTTATCATATCTAGCCTCAAATGCAGACATCTCTTTATTTTCTATTCCAGCCTCTTTATTCATATAATTTAACAGCTTGTTAAAACTATCAATTTGAACAGGGACAAACCTTCCTTGTTTGTCTTTCTCAAAAAATGCAGCCCCTGGTTTTCTTTTAACATATTCTTCAAAAGAAATTTTTTCTATATTTACTTTCCCAGGCATATTAGGATCTTCCACCTTTATAGATACCTCTTCTTTATCTCTTATTCCTTGAGACTTGCTAACGTATTTATTTGGGTTAAATTTAGATAAGTAATCTAAAACACTTCTTAATGTCTGTTCGTTTGGATTTTCTTTATATTTCTTAATTTCCTCCTTGTTTTCTAAGAAAACATTATATTGAGCAGCTCCTTCTTTTTGTTTATAGGTGTTATCTAAAGAAACTAAAATGCTTTCTTTAAATCCATCAACAGCTAATTTTTTATACTTCTCAATGTCTACTACTTCTGGTATGCCATTCGTGTTGTTTATTACCTGTATTTCATTAGCGCCTTGAGGCACTCCTGAAACTAATTTATATCCTTTTTCAGCAGCTAAATATTCAGCAGCGTCTATTCCTGTTTTATCAGCAGCAACACTTGCTCTAGCATAATCTGTTAAAGATTCTTGAAAAGCTTTGTTTTTTCTATAACCCTTACTATATGTTAAGTCACCTTCAATTCCTTCAGTAGAAGAAACCATTTGACCAAACCTTTGTTTTCCTTTCACAATCAAGTCATTGTCAAAAGCAGTATTGTAATAGTTCATCAAACTTAAATCGTTTGAAACAGGGCTTTTTATTACTTGACCATTAGTCACATAACTAGATTCAAGAATTTGAGTTTCTGGATTCCATTCAACAGACTTATTCATACCACCCATTTGATCTACCCAAGTAGCTACTAATTGAGTAGTAGCTCCACTTTTTCCGTCAGTTACTTTCTTAATAAAATCTTGATAAGAAGATTGATAAGTAGTAGCGTTGTTTTTAAATATTTGATACTGAGTATTTAAAGAGTTTACTGCAATTTTATATTGAGTAGCACTAATATCACCATTGTCATACTGCTCTTTTATTTTTTGATTAGCATCACCAATGTTTTGTATTGCAGATGAAAAATATTTACTTTGGTCTGGAGTAACTCCTTTTGGAAGTTTTTGAATTTCCCCTGCCATCGTTTGGTCAGTTAAAGCTGTCTCTGCCTTTTGTTTTTCACCTGCAGCAAACGCTCCACCTAATGCTGTGGTTAAGCCACCGCTAACTGCTCCCCAATCAACGGTAGTCTTTTCAACATCTCTCTTTACATAACCTAATCCTGGTGCTGCCATTATTGTTTCATAAATTTCTTGAACTGCATAGCAGATAAGCCGCTTGGAACATTATAATACTTACCAGATGTGCCTTTTTTATATTCAGCATATCCTTCAGGTAAAAAACTGTTTGGATTTACACCAGCTTCTATCATAGCAGTATAGTCTCCAACAACTGAAGCGGGAGCTTGTAAAGCTGACTGCCTTCCTTGAGTCATTCTTTGTTGTGCTTCAGCAGCTTGTTGCTGAAACCCTTCTGCTTGAGCAACATCTAAATTAGCTATTCTAGTTAGTCTAGCTTGTTCACCTTCTGCAATATCTTTTTCTAAGTCTTGCATATCTTTTCTTTTCTGCATCTCCAAAGCTTGTCTTTGCCTTCCAGATTGTTGTGCTAGTCTACTTCCTTGAGCTGCAGCCAATCTTGGGTCTTCACCCGCAGTGACATCTAATACAGTAGATAAGTCTTGGCTTATTTGTTCACTAGCAGTATCATACAAACTAGTATCAATAGACCTCATTCTTTGAGTGTTTACGTCTGCGCTTTGATATGCTTTGTCTATATATTTTTGAGCTTGATCTGTAGCGGTTTTCAAATCACTTTTAGCTTTAGACGCTTGGTCTAGGCTAAAAAGAGCACTTGCCCCTTTAGTGATTCCGCTTATAATTAACATTGTAGCTGGATCCATATGCAAATATACTAAATTACGGGAAACTTTTCATTGATTCTGAACCAACGGAGAATAATTCTACTTTAGAAGTTGAAGTATTAGTTAGTTCATACTCACAGTAATGTCCCATTACACCGTGAGATTCTGCCACTGTATTCTTAACATATAGTATAAAATCACCATTACTAGGGGCGCTTGCGCCTGCTATTGTTGTGTCTGTAGTAACAACTTGACCATTTAATGCCGTTACTACGCCACCTAAAGTAGGTGTTGACCCATAATAAACCATATCTCCTATACTAATAATACTACCTATGTTTACCGAACTAGCAAAAGTCAGTGTAGTTGCTGCAGGTGTGGCAGCATCAACAGTAGTTACGTTTGCTATACCATTAGCATATCTCATTAACAAATTGATATCTGTTTCTAGAAACCTGATAAAGGCAAAATAATTTCCTTCTTTCTTTTCAAAATAAGTATCTGCAATACTACCTACTTGAGGCAAGTCAGTTGCTAAAGTAGCTGACCAAGGAGCATCTGATTCTAAAATAAGTGTTTTAAATAATTTATTTTCTAACGGTCCTTTATTAAATACACTTTTAATAGTGGTGTTATATTGAACCCCATAAAAGTTGTTTCTTAAAGTGTTGGTATTATGTCTATACAATTGACCATTTTTAAATGTATATAAATAATTGTTCATACCTTGAGTATACTCTGGTATAAATGAATAAAAGGAAGGCCATCCTTTTACTGCTGGGCTATATGATAATGTTATTTCTGCCATAATTTAACTTGAACATAAACTTACTTGAACAATCACTCCATTTGCATCTTGTCTTAACCAGTACGTATCAGCCACTGTTGGGTTTGGATTAACATATAAATAATATCCTGCAGCAGCTGGAACTGTCATCGCAGCGTCATTATAAATAGCTGTTGCTTCAGAAGGAACTGCCGCATCTAAGAAGTATGGACCTAATGTTCCAGTGCCTCCGCAAACTATACTTTCTGTTGCTCCAAAAGATAAATTAACTTGAGTTGAGCTTCTGTAGTCGTATATTAAATACAAGTTAGTGTAGTTAGTTGGGGTTGAGTCTGGATTAGCGTAATTTAAAGAACCTTCAAAAATACCACTTGAAGTGTTAGATATAGTTAAATTAGTACTAGCAGCTATTAATGCATTAATATCCGTTTGTGTATTTGCATAAGTAGTATTACTTAATAAATGTAATAATCTGTTTCCGTTATTAGTATTAAAATCAAATGAATCAGAACCTGTTTTAGCTGACCTAACCGTAACAACCGCTTCTGGAGTTGGTGTAGTTCCAATAGCTACTTGAGAAGCATACACCTGATATTGAGCCACTCTTTGTGTTCCACTTCCTATTCCTGTTGATACATTTGTAAAGGTCACAGGTTGGTTAATAAGTGGGCTAGACACAGAAGGTGTTAAATTACTAGAAGCCCATTCATATTGATTATGTATGGTTGGAGGTAGTCCGGTAAATTCGCTATTTAAACATATTTGATATACATTAATAACAGCTGCAGTTGGGCACTGAGCAGTAATTGAATAATCTGCAGAAACCCCCACCACAGCCACTGTAATAACAGCAGTTTCAATAGAAGGTATGTTTTTATTAAACTGAAAAGTTCCGCTTCCTGTAACACTTCCCGAGCTGGTGGTGGTTCCATTATAAGTAACTGATATGTTTATATTTCCACTAGTTGCATTGTAATCAATATCCGTAGTCCCTATAGAAGCTCCTAACTTAACAGTATAGGTGAAGCTTTCTGTTTGGTTGTTAAACTCTAGTTCTGAACCGCAGTTTACAGTCTGAGGCTCTACTGGCAATGTTCTGTTGTTGCTACTTAACACATACTCATTCATATAAGGATCGTATCCTCCTATTTTTTGAGTATTAGAATCTTCTATAAACAAATCCCTAAAGTATGACCTCATACCTATTCGAGATATAACCTCTAGTGATTCATTAGAATAAGAGCTACCACTTAATTTAATTACCGCACCACGCTTGGCATCCGTAAAATACTTGTCATATCCAAACTCAGCATAGCTTTCTGGATTATGGCTAATACCATATTCTTCTAAACGAGCTACTTGATTTCCTAGTATAGTAGGTGTTGATGTCACGTTAGATAAACCGTCAGCTGAAGTAAGTACGTTTTTATTAACCAAAACATAAGATATCTTATCTTCTTGTAATACTAATAAATCATTCTGCCTTGCTTTAAGTAGTTCTATATTACCAAAGTCTTCGTTTAAATCCTTAAAATTTAGAATACCTAAATTAAATTCGTTAGTTCTGTTTAGCTTAGTTTCATCATTATATATACCACTATAAGTAATAGAAGCATTTCTTCGTTTCTGTCTAAACTCACCCTCAGATAAAGTAAATATTCTTTCACCAATATTTAGAGCATCTTCTTTAAATGAGTCTTGTATTTTACAACTCTCCATACCATTACTCCAACAATAAGAGTTAAAAAAGTTGGTAAGCACAATTGCATCTGCATTAACAGCTCCACCCTCTACAGGAGTAGATGCTCCAAATGCCACATCTAACACTATGGTATTAGCGTCTGGTTTTTCTAATACTGTATGTTGACCATTGTATTGTGGATTGGTTGGAGATAAGTTAGTTTGTTGCACGTTCACTATATCCCCTACAGAAAATGGAGCGTCATCACCAGTTCCACCTGTGGTGGTTAAAGCCAAATTACCACCATAAAATTGTGAGGCAGGTAACCCCTGTGAAGACCTGTAAGTATTATTTTGGGCATTATCATAAAAAGCCCAGTTGTTTTGGTTTTGTAAGTTACCATCGTGTAAGTCACCTTTTATATCAAATACTTGACTTCCTTCATAGTAAAATTCATCTGGCGTATCTTCACCATCTGTTTCTAAAACCACTAACCCGTCAGGCTGATTAGTTATAGCTACTTTTATTTTCAACCTCGTAATTCCTTTAGCAGTAATAGGGTCTGTTAATGATGAAAACCTATCAATAGCTCCTATTGTATTAGTTCCTGCAGTATTAAATGAAACAATATGAAAAGCATCTGCCTCTGAAATAGGCTCATCAGTAAGGGGATATCTAGTTCCGTCAGTAACTAAAACTGAATTATCTAATTTAAATTTATATTTTACCCCTTCATTCCCAGCGTAATCAGTTTCTGAAACAGCAAAAAACCCAGATGAATTAACAAATTGATCTTGAACCATCTCTTTTAAGTTATCTTGAAGAGTGGAGTGAGTGTCGTAAGCCCTATTAGCTGTTCTAGTGGCTGTTAATTTACTATATTTAAATTTCAACTCATTATTATCCTTAATAAAAATTTGTAACGCACTTTTTTCTCTTTCACAAGTTATTTTTAATGTAACCGAAGTACCTTCTCCTATAGTTTGTGTAGGAAATAAAGGTTTTGAATTAGTAGGCGGGTCTAAATACTGTGCTAAATTCAATTCTCCTTCTATTCCGTTTAAGAAAACAGCTGTTTGATTAGTGCTTACATTGACTTCTTTTGTTATTTCTGGATTGTTTAATTCATAATTTCCTCCAGGAGCGAATTTTGCATAAACACCAGGCCCTGGGTATGAAGGTGCATCTGTATCTAAATTTGGAGATGTGCTTTTAGCTAAACAAGTCGCCTCCACGTAATTAATCATTTCACCATTAATATCTCTTTTTACTACATAAACCTCACCTTCAGCAACTTTTTGTGCTGTCTCCCCTTCTAATAAACACCAAAACTCTTCTGAGTTGTTCAAGTCTGGTTCTGCCCTTAATAAGAATATGGTGTCGTAATTTAATTTAGATGGTTTGATTGCAAACTTATAGTACTTAGCCCAAGAAGGAGCTTTTTGACTAGTAGGTATATTTACCTGTGCTTTGTTAAATGTTACAGAATTAGTAGCAGGAATATTAATACTACTATCTAAACTAACTAAAGCAGTACTTGATCTAGAGTATTCATCCATATAAACCATAGCTAAATCATAGTCTCTGTTGCTGTGTAAACTTTCTAAAGATTTGCCAGTTTCAACATTAAATGAAGCACTTAAAAATTCCAATCCTTCAAAAGACTTTGTGCTTCCTACTTTATATACCATCATTAGTGATTGTATGTTTATTGTGGTAGAGTTAGCAATATCAAAAGACTCTAAAAAACCAGTTTGACCAGTTGGGTAAGTAGCGGGAGGCGTTATTGTAGAATCAGCTACTGCTGCGTTTGGAACAGCTGAATTTACTGCTGTTACACTACTACCTAAACCAACACTATTAGTTGCTGGAGTTTGTATAACAGAATTATTTAAAATATCAGTTGCTGTTACCCCATTCACAGCATTAGCAAAAGGTTGATAACTAGGAGTGGCTGTAGCTAGCCCCGTACCGATTAAACTTTCAAACTCAGGACCACCAACAAAAGAAGCCACGTCTGAGTATGTATTATTTAATTGTACAGATGCAGTTATATTAAATGTTGCTCCGCCTGTTGGTCTAGATAAGTTTAAAACAGTAGTGTTTTGGTTATAAAAATTACCACCTGAAGCAAAGCTTTTTAATGAAGCACTAAAACTTACAATAGATCCTTGAGTAAATTGTGTTAGTCCAAAATCAAAAACAGCTTTTGAGTTTTCCACACTTACTGTACTTGGCGTAACACTACCATTTAATACTTGGTAATCTGAAGAAACAAACTGACCAGGAATAACAGTAGAATTTTCAGCAGGATTTACCAAGCTTGTAACATAATTTAACTTAACATCGTTTCCATCAGTAGACTTCATATCGTATCCATCTACATAATTGCCAAACATTAACCTATTTCCAGAGCTAGTTAAAGCTTTTGCTTTTAACGGAACATTGTCATACAGCCTTAAACTTTCATTAGCAGATAATACTCTAAATACTTCTTTGTTTCTAAAAAATATAGATTGTGTTGAATTGTCAGCCCAACCTAAATCAGACTTACTGTACTTGTCAATTACTTTAATAACAGTGCTTGAGCTCTCTTTATAACAAACCTCTATCTCTTTAACCAAACTAGAACCCGTATTAAAAAACACAGTTGCTGCATTGAACTCGTTAAGCATTGATTCATTCTTGACTGAGTTAAAGTCAACTTGAACAGGTCCAGTAGTAATTGGCGCAAAAGCAGGAAGGCTAAATGGTGATAACGCAGAGTACTCTCCATCTTCATACTTAAATCTATAAGCAAAAGAAATAAACTTGTCTGTAAAAAAACTTTGGTCGTCATTATCAGCACTAGATAAAGCAAAAGCAGGTGGGCTAATAGGTGGTTTAACTATAAGATTTATTTCTTCTTCTGTTATTTGGTCTACTCCACCAACAGGAAAAGCATAAGACCTATCTACATTAATTTTTCTAGGTGGATTTAAATTATCTGTAAATATTAAAAACCTATCTATTAACTCAACCCCTGTTATTAAATTGCTTGGATTAAAGTTTAATACACTAGTAGATATAATGTGGTATATAGTGACAGATGTCTTTACATTAAAAGAGATAATTAAGTCAACTACTGAAGGGTCAGTTACAAACCAATAAATAGTTTCATCACTTTCGTCTGCATATGAACCAATACAAACAGCATTAGCACTTAACGCCACTCCTTGATTAGTGATGTTGGTTATTTTTGTGTTGCCTTTAGTGTTTTCTACAGTTCCTATTTCAGAATCTTCTGTTGAGCCTAGTCTAGCGTTTAGTGCGTCTACATATTCTCCAGGAGGTAGTATCCTTTCGTCACTAGACTTATTCATTATGCCTTTGAAGAAAAAACTATTTAATTGCATATTACTTTATAATCTTATCCTGACCTCTTAAATTCATAAGTAGTCTTCCTGGGTGAATGTTACTCATTCTTATCTTGGCATTTCTAAGTAATGCTGATTTGCTTTTTCTGTATCTATTAACAATATACTCTGGCTCGTTTAGTTTTGTATTTAATATAGAGTAAGTTATATAAGAATACAAAAACTCTTCAAACATTTTATTGACAGTAACTAATGAATCATCTCCATTTTCCATACCGTCAGAAACATATTCTAATACAACTGATTTATTACCAGCTCCAGAACTAAAATTAATTACGCCACTTTTTTTATCTATTTTGAAAGTAGGTAATGCATTTGCTGTTTCTGTATTTAATCCGTAAGCACCACCAATAGAGAAGTTAAAATACCAACACCCCTCCAAGCAAAAGCCGTAGTAGCCATAATAAGGACTAGTCTCGTTTAAGTATTGACTTCTAGTAAGACCGTTTATTCTGTCTTGTGTAATCTTAGAGTTCTCAGGGCTTAATATATTCCCATTTGAATCAAACAATAAGTTACTATTGTTGTCTTGCAAGTAAGCAGAAGCATAATTAGTTTGGATATTTTCACTTAAAGGAAACAAAGTTCCGTTGTGATATATAGATATTCTAACCCAGTTAACAAAATCAGAGGGTAGTATGTATCTTAAACTAGCTCCAACATTTAGTTGAAGTATTTTAATTTCTTTGAACGCATCATAATTAAGTTCCTGTATTGCTCTTTTAGCGTGAAACAAAACTTGATACCTGTCTACATTATTAATAAGTTGGTTATTACCAACATACATTAACATATAGTTGTTTACAATGTCTTGTAAAGAAACATACTGATAAGAACCCCAGTTAGCATTTGATGGAGTGTTCCCCCCGTTTTCATAATATTGATACTGTGATATATATGCCATTAGCTATTTTCTTGTATTGTTTCTAGATTCTCTTGTGTGGTTGCTGCTTGAACAACTTCAGCTTCTCTAATTGACAATCCAGCATACTTTAAGATATTAATAACTAAATCTGTTTCATCAGATAAAGGTAATTCAAAGTCTTGGAAATCTGCTTGAGATTGGTCAAATAGTGGTTGTCCTCCTGTTAAAGTTTGGAAAGTCCACTTAGGGTCTTGAGGGTATCTCACGTATTGTGTTTGAACGTCAGCCACTCCACTAATTGTAGATGGATAAACTGTGATATTATTTCCTAAAGTAGTACTTGTAGCTCCTCCTAACACATAAGCAGGATATTGTTTGGTTGGTGCTGTTAAGTTAGAATTAGTTAAATAAAATATTTTACTTTGACTTACTCTTTCCACTTCCGTAATATTAGTATTACTATAAATAGCATAATTTTCATCTACCACCATTATGTCAGCACTTAGGGTTAATGATGTATTAGCAACCGCAGTGACAAAAGCAGAAGTAGAATCAGTGGTGTTAACCACTATGTCACCTATATTTACTACACCTGTAAAAGTAGCGGTAGAATCCTCTAGCTTGCCTGCTGTTGTGCTGGTAGTTAACCCTGTAGCTAATTGTGTAGGATAATAAAATACTTTATCAATTAAATAATAATCCGAAGGTAAAGAATAATTATTGGCGTTTACCCTAGTTAAAAATGCAGTTACAGAAAAGCTATCTAAAACTTCTTCCAATCCCTTTTTAATGTCTGCATACCCTGTACCAGATAGTCTACCTAGTCGATTGTTCTCTTTGTTTATTTGAGTATTATACTGGTAAAAGTAATCTTCAAATATATCTAGCTGCGCTTGTTTTGCGAAAAGGTTAAAGTCAGCTGGAGATATATATCCGTAATTATTTTTATTCAGTATAGAAAGAACAGTATTTCTAACAGAATTTATCATCTAAAATCTTTTATACAAAGATAAGCAAAAAAAAAGAGCCTCTAGTAATAGAAGCTCTTGTATAGTATATTAGGTAAAATGTTATCCTATAGATATTCCTATTACTTTATTAGGTAAAGTAGATACATCGTGAGAAACATCTGTCCAACTAGAAGAGTAGCCCTTAACTATTGATTCTTCAATCAAGTCTCTAACTGCTTCACTTCCTGAAGCAACTGGAGTGTGTGTTAAGGTAACAACATCAGCTGCTGCCGCTCCTTCATAAGTAATGGTAACAGTACTAGTGCTAGCTTGCTCTACTAATAAAACTCCTGATCCAGAAACCAATTGGCTATTACTAATAGTATCTGAATGAATAAAATAGGTCTTACTAGTAGGCACTGTTGTTGCTACAGATAAAACTGTTTCGCTATCTATAGCTGTAACAGTGGTATATGTATTATCTGCAGAGTTATGAACTATGTCACCTATAGCTACACCATCGGTTTCAAAGGTAGCGCTACTGTCAGTTAGCTTGTCTGTTGTTCCAGCGGTGGTAGTTCCGTTAGAAACTAATTTAAATACGGGTACGTTTAAAAACTTTTCCATATCTTAAGCTATTGCGATTCCGCTTACCGCTTTTGGTAAAGAACCCATTTCTAAAATAACTTCAGTCCATTGTTGTTTTAATACTTGAACAACACCATCCTGAATAGCATCTCTCATATCTTCACTTCCAGAAGCTACTGCAGCGTGAGTTAGAGTTACTTTTTTTCCTCCTCCGTAATATATGGTAGTAGTTGTAGTTGGATTTGCAACTGGTGAAGCTCCATCTCCTACTTCGATTAATTTAATGTCGTTACACGAGACTAATTGTTTTTGCTCGTTTGTAACTGGTATACTTAAAAACTTTTGCATTGTTTAAAAAATTAAGTGGTTAATAATCTTACAAAGATAGCCTATTTTTCTAACATATCCTGGAAGGCTTTGTATATCTCAACACCCTCATCTTTTTGGAAGAATGATGCCACTGTTTGTATGTGGTCTTCACCAAAAGGAATAGTTAACAGTTTAGTCTTCTTAGTTTTAAGATTATAATAAACATCCTTACCATTGTTTCTTAAGCTTAATAACCCCTTATCAAATACTTTCACTACAGTGTCCTGTAATTCCAACATTGGGTCGCTAAGAGCATCTAAAAAGTCTTCTGGATGATTTTTAGCAAATAGTATAATGTCTCTTTTTAATTCAGCAGTAGTCATATTACCCACTCTAAGTTCTAAGAATACTCTACCTAAAGTTTCCATTTGCTCTAAAGTTAATTCAGCAGCTTGTTTAAATGCTTTTGCCTCAACCTCTAAATAATCTACTTCTTTTTGAGCATCTGCTTCTTTGTCTACTTCCTCAAAAACAGAACCATTGTCTGGATGATAATGTAAAAATTCCTGTAGTACAGGATTTGTTTTTGGAACAAACAACATTCCATCTTCAAAAATAACTGGGTCTAATATTACGTTTTTATCTTGCTCGTCTTCAAAAGGACTCTTTTGATTGGATGCATAACGCAAAGGTCTATTGTGTTCACCATCAAAATATAACAATGGCTTTCTTCTAGTGTTTCTAGAATTAATTGTGTGACTTAATGGTTGGTGACCGTTTCTTAACTTATAGATACGGTTTTTTATTTCTTTCTTTTTTTTCATTTGATTTAATTTAAAGTTTAAAAAACAGGAGGGGATTGCTCCCCTCCATAAATTATACTATTACTTGAACAATACGAAATTGTTTGCACCCATAGTACATAGTGCTCTTTCTGATAAGAAATTAACTCTCATCTCGTCAACATCGCTAGTAGCTGCACCACCGGCAGAACCAGTAATCCAAGACTTATAACGTCTGTCTTCAGTTTCAGAAGCTCTGTATCTTACGTGTAAGAATGGTCTCTTAGCGTTTCTTCCCAATACTTGGTCATAAACATTAGTTGAACCAGCTGGTATTAATACACCATCAATAGCTCCACCAACTAAACCACCTCGCATTGTAGGATCGTTAAGGTATTTCCAATCTGTCTTGTAGAAATCATATGCTCTTCTAAATCCAGAAAATCCTAGGTTTAATGCCATCTCTTCGTCATTGTCAAACAATCCGTAAGATGAACCACCATTACCATAAGAATTCTGAGCAGCTAACATATCATCAATCTCGAAAGATGTTTGTCTGTTTAAGAAAAGAACATTTTCTTCAATAGCACCTTGCTTATCTAGTCTTTCAATAATAGAATCGAAATCTGCTAAATTAGTAATAGCACCTGTAAAGATATTACCTCTTGTTTCAATAGCAGAAAATAATCCTTCAGAACCAAGAAAACCTTTAGCAGCAGCGCCATTAGCTACAGCTCCTTCAGCCTTAACAGCCTCTACCATTGCAGTCTCTAAGTAATCTTCAAACCTCATTCTTGTTTCGTGCTCTGCTTTTAAATACCATAGGTATCCATTAGCTCCATCTTCAGTAGATACTTCTACCCATCCGATTTGAGCCATATCAGAACCACTAACAGCATAGTTGTCTTTGATAATAATAGGATTGTTTTCAAGAATAGTGTCAAATGGCTCTAATGAACCTGTCATTCCACCTTGTCCTTTTTTAAATTCAGAACCGTAAATGAAAACACTTACTTTTTCATTAGCATCGACAGCTGTTCCAACACCACTATATCCTCCTGTTTCGTAGAAAGAACAAGTAAATGTATCTGCACCAACAGCAGTAACAACACCTTTATTAGAAATACCAGCGTAACCAGCGTTTCCAGATATCATAACGGTTTGACCTACTCTAATAGCTATTTCTGATGCCTGGTTAGTTCCAGGAACATTAGGCTGTTCGCCCATCACTTGGTTTGCAGGAATTAAAGTGTCAGCAACTGTAAATTGAGCAGTTCCAACTCCAGCTGCAACTGCGGTACTTACGTCTGTATATTTAATGTGTAATCTACCTTGTTCTGCCCATTTAATAAGGTCAGAATTAGAAGGCATCTCAGCACCTACCATTCTTAAGAAAGAAGAAAGAGTTCTGTTTCCATATCTCTCAAATTCCTTTTCGTATGTGTCTGGCAAATATTGATTTAAAAAATCAAAACTTGTCATATAGTTTGTTGTGGTTGGTACTCTAGTAGCACTTGGCTGTAGAGCAAACCCCGGTATATTTAAACTCATTGTTTTTTGTTTTTAATGTTTAACTTATTTATTTTTTGGTGACCTAATTGTCAATCCTCGCCTAGACGAGGGTGTCGTAGCCTTAACACTAAATCCTTGTTTAGATGTCACCTGCGGAGTTTGCCTCATATCTAAATTTATATTTTTAGATTTTTTAGCAGACTCATTAACAGCTGATGCCACCCCTTGCTCGTAAAAATACTTTGCGAACTTTTCAGGATTCATTGCCATTGACAACGACTTGTGATATCCAACTACATCCGATATCTCTCCTTGATCATTAGTAAACTTTGATACAAAGTTCATAATGTCAGATTGAGACTTCTTCAGTTCGTTGAAATCGCCAGGAGAATAAACATATTCTTTATCACTGATGTTAAACTTAAAACCTTTAAATTCTTCAGTAAACAATTTATTGGTGTTCTCCTGGAAACTTTCAGACCGCTTTCGCATTAATCCTTCAGTTTCCTTGGATTTCTCCATTTGTTCTTGATAAGCTTTAAACCTCTGCTGGTCTTCATCAGAAAACGTAGCGCCCATTGACTCAACAGGAACTTTATATTTTTCTTTTTGACCTTCAAAGTGTTTTAAAGCCTTCGCAAGCTCTTTTTTCTTATCTATGCTTTTCTTTTTTATTTCATCTTCTGAATCAACTTCAGGGTCAGTTCCGAATCTAGAATTAAGTAAATAATCTATTTCTTCCTTGTCTAAGCCTTCTTCAACTTCTGAATAATACATAGATAATACTTGATCAGGACTTTCTTTACTATAATCTTTATTGATTTTAGCAAAGTCTTCAAATCCACGACCAGTCTCTTTTTTATACTGTAAGTAAGTCGCTACATCTGATGGCAACTCTTCTTGCTCTCTTTTAGCAAGTAGGTCATCAATAGAATTAACTTCCTTACTGTATTTCTCTCTAATAAATGAAAGAACTTCTTGTTCACCCATTTGTGGCTTTTCTTCCACTAAAGGCTCTTCTTTAATTGGTTCTTCAGCTTTAATAGGTTCTTCTGTTTTGGTTTCACCTATCTTAACTGCTTCTACCTTATTCTCTTCTACACTCTCACCGCTTACTTCGGCTTCGTGCTTTTGTAACAACTCTTCCTCTACTTGTGCTTTTGACTTCTGAGGTCCAGAATCGTATTCTTTTACTTTAATTTCCATTTAATTTGATTTTATTATGCAAAGTTACTAATTATTTTTTTTATTTTATCGAGGTTCAAACTCTGCTAAATCGAACCCGTCTAAACTATCTTCTTTTGATTCAAAGTTAACTGGAGGTAACTTCTCTTGCCTCTGTTGAATCAACTTTGATTGCTCAGTATTTTGTTGGCTTATTCTATCAGACTTAGCCTCTTCTCTTTGAGTTTCTCTTTTATTAATTGCGTCTTCTTGAATTCCCTTTAGTTGCATATTTAGCTGAAACTCATACGTCATTAACTGTTGTTTTAACGAAGCTTCGTTTTTCAACTTCTCTATTTCAAAAGCTACTTCTGCTTGTTTCTCCCTCATCTTCATTTCACCCTCTAACTGTATCTTTTGCATTGCCGCATCAGAAGCCATCTTCTGAGATTGGAACTGAGTTTGTGCAGTCATCTGTTGTTTCATTGCGGCTGCTTCTCTATCAGCATCTTGCTTTCTTTTTCTCTTAAGCTTCAACAATTGATTAGCCATCTTTAAGTTTCTCACCTCTCTAATATCAATAGCATCCTCTAGACTAATGTCATTTTTAGATAGGGCCATCTGAATATTTTGTTCTAGCATTGCTTTTTCTTCCTCATCAGGAGCAACTTCAATAAATATACCGAAGTCATATAGATATAAGTCTTTAATATCTTCTATTCTTTTTACATTGTATTTACCTATTTGATTAGCAAACTCTTCTTTGAAATCAGCATACTCTAATAAATCAGCTATTCTTAAAGACAATCCCTCTGCAAGTGTTCTACTAATATATAAACTACCTTCTAGTATATGTCTAGTAGCTGTGTTAGAATTAAGAGCTGCTAGTTTTTGAACACCAACTAATGCATTTGGATCAGGCGTTGAACCATCTCTGGCCTCATTCAACCCAGTTACCGCTCTAATCATTCCTAAATAATGATTGTAATTTCCTATAAGTGCAGCCATCTTAGATTGACCACTACTAGTATTTAATTGTTGGATTGGAACTCTAGCATTATTAAACTCTCCATCTTGAGTATAACTTCTACCAACTACACTACCTGTTTGGAAGTATAGTCTTAATGCGTCTTCTGGATTGTATGCTTGCCCTGTACCTAAATCTACTTCACTCAATCCATCTGCATCTATAAACACACCATCTGGAACCATCTTAGCAACTACCTGCTGTAGTTTTAAATGGCTTATTTGGATTTGATCAGCAAAAGGAATCATTCTTCTAACTAAAGATTCTATATTTCCTTTATACATTCTTGGAGCACAAGCCACGTAGTTAGGCATTGCGTGTTGAGAAGCTGACTTTGGTCTGACCATATTCTCGGCCAGCTCCCACTTTAACATAATATTAGAACCAGCAACCATTATTCCCTCATACCAAACTTCGATAGTTTTTTCAACTCTCTCAAATTTGCCCTCCTTCATCATATCTTCAGGCGGATTGAAAGTGTCGTCTTTCTCAATCATTCTCTCTCCACCACCTTCTAATATTTTTTTCTTATATACAAACTTTTTAGTAGTCTTGTAATTGAAATATATAAGTGTAGCTGTGTCTTTAAAAAATAAACTATTCTCGTAAAATCTATTTACATTGTAAGAATCATACCAAGTCTGACTATATTGAGATATCTTTTTCATATCCTCTCTAGTCAAGCTAGGGTCAATCTTAATTAACTCAGCTATTGGAAGTGTTTTAACTTCACCCCAATAAAAACAATCTTTAAAATGTGGGTCTTCTGTGTAGCTATAAACTACATTAGCAGGGTCTACGTAATCTACTTGAACACCGCTTCCTGGTAAAAACTGGTGTTTAGCCATACCAACACCAAGAACAGTCATATCGTAATCAATTCTCTTTTTAATGTCTTGATAATGATTTTCTTCTAAAACTGTATTAATAGCTTCTTCTTCAGCAATCTCAATAGATGGCTTGTATTTTAACTGCATATGTAATTGAAGTTCTTCATCATTTTCTGGAAGCTCTTCTACATCTGTCATAAATGGGTTAATACCAAAGGACTCTTGGAAGTCAGCAAAGATATCTTTGTTCAACATATCTCTTTCTACTAACTTCTGGTATTTATTTCTGTGTTCACTAGATAAGGCATCTTGAGCATATGCCTTAACGTGAAATAACCTGTTTGACATTCCATTAACTACAATGTCCACAAACTTAGGTAGTATTGGAACTGGAGTCCAATCTAGGTTGAGGTACGATAAGTCACCATCAACAGCTAATTCATTTTTGTATTTAGCAACAGATTGTTCACCTCTTGCATATCTCCTTAATTGATTAAAAGATTGAAGCTGGCTATAATACCTGCAGCTGCCTCCACCTTTTCTAAACCACTCATATTGAATAGCCTGACCTACCTGTAATCCATACTCCATTGTTGCTTTATCAGCATCAGTGGCAAATTGATCTGGAAAACCTGCGGGGTTTATTAATAATTCAACGTCTTTCATTTATTTTAGTAATTCGCTTATATTCCCCTTGTTAGCATATCTTGCAAAGTTAATGCTTATTTTTGACTCTTTTTTGACAGGAGTGTACAAATGTTTTTGATTAGCCATTATAGCTAAACCAGAACTAATTGAAGCATCAAATTTAGTTCTTTTATTAATATCAAAACGAGCCCAGTCCTCTAGAGTTCTAGTAAAATACATTGACCCCATTTCATCCATTGCTCTAAACTCGCTAACCATATCTAGTCCCACATATTTTTCTATATAAGACTCAATAGCGGATGCGTGAGATTGCTTAACATCTTCAGATGTGTTAGGTATACCACCTAGTTCTTTTTCTGTTTTAGACAGTTTATTAAATTGCTTATCTGGCCTATTCATACAAAAACCCCTATATCCTCTGTTTTTAAAATGATACAAAAGTCTTGGTTTGTTATTTTCACAAAGTATTGGCATACCGTAAAACACACAAGCCATTAACACTTCTTCAAAAAATATCTCTGCGGTTTGTGGTCTAGCCACATACTCTAAAAAAAACTCATTACTTGGAGCATCATCCATATTAAATTTAGTCATTCCGTGTAAAGCAC